ATGGGAGCAAAAATAACAGCACAAGGAAAGGTTGCATTTTTTGAAGGAGTGGACAAGCTAATCCGGAGCACCAGTTAATGCAACAGATTTAAGAGCAGGTGCAGCACTTGTAATTGCTGGAATCGTAGCAGAAGGGACAACACAAATATATAATATAGAGCATATAGATAGAGGATATGAAGATATAGAGCAGAAATTTATTAATTTAGGAGCAAAAATAAAAAGAGTAGAAGAATAGAGAGGGAAAAACAGTGAAATTTTGCAGCTTATACAGTGGTAGCACTGGAAATAGCCTGTTTGTCCAAGGAAACGAAACAAAAATACTTGTCGATAGCCGGAGTAAGTGCAAAAAAAATAGCAGAAGGCTTAGAAAGTATAAATATAGATATAAACGAGATAAATGCAATATTAGTTACACATGAACATATGGATCATTTAAAATATGCACCTAATTTTGCAATGAATGGTGTAAATGTATATGCATCTGCAGGAACTTTTGCAAAATTAGAATTAAAAGGACACAGATTTAAAGTAATAAAAGCATTACAGCAATTTACAATAAAAGATTTTACAATACTCCCTTTCGATGTGCAACATGATGCTGCAGAACCTTTACGGATTTTTAATTCAATATAATCCAACCGGAGAAAAACTTTTATATGCCACAGATACATATTACATAAAATATAAATTTAACAAGTTAAATTATTTATTAATTGAGTGTAATTACAATAAAGAAGTAGCTAAAGAAAATGCAGATAACAAAGTAATAAATAAGACTAGATATACAAGATTATTAGAAAGTCATTTTAGTTTAGAAAATGTATTGAAATTTTTACAAGCAAATGACTTAACATATACAAAAAATATAATACTTTGTCACTTATCAGATACAAATTCAAATCAAAATATTATGCAAAGTAAAGTGTATGAACAAACAAAAATAAAAACAGATATTGCTAGTCCTGGATTGAATTTAGAATTAAAATTATATCCATTTTAGAAATGGAGGCAAATTATGAATAGTATACAAGCAATAATGCAACTTGAAGATTTAAAAAGAGATAGATTAAGTTTTATAAATAATAATGAATTAGACGAAATTTACTTGAAAGATATAAAAGCCATCAATTTAGCAGTAAAGGCATTAAAAAAATGCCCAGATATACAAGATAATTCTTTCAAATGTAGAATGTGTGGAAAAGAATTAAAAACATGGAAAAGTATTCAAAAAGGTTTTGGACCTGTATGCGAAAAAAGATATTTGGAGGGTGTATATAAAAACCAGCAAATAACAATTGATAGTGTTTTACAAAAGAAATAATTGGAGGAAGTAGGATGGATATAGATAAAAAAAGCTTTTTAATTTATTTAGATTATAAAGAACATTTTGACCTTTTAACGGACGAACAATTAGGGCAACTTATGAGGGTAATAATGGAATATGAAGCAACAGGGGAAGAACCTAAAATTGATGGCGTCTTGAAAATGGCATTTTCTTTTATAAAAAAGCAGCTTGATAGAGACAGAGAAAAGTGGCAAGAACAAAAAAGTAAAAAAAGCGAGGCTGGTAAAAAAGGAATGGCTAAAAGATGGGCAAATACTGCAAAAGATAACACCGATAACAATGATAACAGTGTTATAACAAAAGATAACAATGATAACAGTGTTAAAAATGAAATAACAGAAATAACTGTAACAGATACAGTAACAGATAATGTAACAGTTACAGATATCTATCCATCCTATCATCCTTCCGAAGACCAAAAAGAAGTTCAAGATGAAATTGATGTGATAGGATTTGATAAGATAGTAGAACAATCGCAAGTTGAATTATACAACAAAGATTTAGTTGATGATATTACTAACGCAATGAAAGAGCTTTACTTAAATCCAAGTACTAAGAAAACAATTGAAAAAGTTAAATTAAAACATATTGATTATGCAGTTGCTAATTTCAAAGATGCAAACTCAAAAGAAAATATCAAGAAACCCAAAGAATATTTTAAAAAATGCTTGCTGTCTGCAATAAATGAAACAGGATTAGCGAATACCACATAGAAAGGGGATTTTATGGCTTTTATACAAGAAAATGAATTGATATCAAGAAGATTAAATACATGTGAGAACTGCGAATGGTGCGTTCTATCCCTAAGTTGCGAATTTCCGCACTGTTTATTATCTGGAGAACAAAAAGGATTATTTGAAACATGCGAGTTATATAAAAAAAGAACAGGAATGCATATAAACATGTAATTTCAAAAACAAACACAAAATAGAAAAAGGAGTGATTAGATAATGACTAGAGAAGAAAAAATAGAAGAATTAGAAAAGAGAATGAAAGAATTTCAAGAGAACATGCAAAAAGAAATAGATGAGTTGAAAAAAGATGAACAAGAGTGGAAACCAGAGAAAAATAAAGAATATTGGTTTTATGATAAAGATCTGGAAGATATTAGAGTGGAAAGATGGCTTAATCATACAATAGACAACATTCGTTTAAAAAACAGAGTAGCATTCAAAACAAAGCAAGAAGCACAAAGATATGCAGATTATCAGAAAGCAAAACAAGAGTATTCGCATGAGTTTACGAAAGAAGACTGGAAAGATGATAAGGTTTGCAAGTATTACATTTATTATAACGAGCAATCTAAAATCGCTTATGAAAGAGTATACAAAGATATGAGTAAAACATACTTCAAAACACAAGAACAAGCACAAAAGTTTATAAATAAATACAGAGCTGAAATATTAGAGTACGAATTTGGAATAAAGGAGTAAGATATGGAAAAAATCGTAAAATGATAGACTAAAGATAAATAAAAAAGAGAGGTGTTACTATTATGAAAGATGGAAAAAGAATTGATGTTGACCCTGATTTGTTATTAGTAATACAAAATTGTGTTACAGTAGGTGTCAACGAAGGAATTAAAGGAGCGGTGAGACAAATTAATGAGCAAAAAGAAAAATCTATAAAAGAAAAATATGATAGAAAAGTTAGAGACACTAAACTGCTTTTAAATAATTATAGACGTTTTAATAAGCACATAAAGCAGACTACATACACAGAAAAACAATTAGAAACTGCTACCGTTGCTGAAATACTAGATAAACTATATATTGTTGAAGATGACGAAAAAGATGATGCAACTATAGTTCAAGCAATATTAAAATCTAAAAAAAGAACAGAAATAATATTAAATCATATGAACACCATACTAGCAGGATATGAGGAAAATGCTTGTAAATCAAAAGACATCGAACTTAAAAGGCGTGTACAAGTAATTAATAAATTATATATTGATGATAAAAAAGGAAAATCTTTTGAAGAAATTGCTGAAGAACTGAATACAAGTACAAGCACTGTCAAGAGAGATAGAAATCGAGCAATCAAAGAGATATCAATACTTTTATTTGGTATCGATGGTATACGATTTGACTAAAACGTGAACAAAAGATGAACTTTACACGAACTAATTGAAGTTTTATAATAGTAATATCAAAAATTATAAATATTAAAAATTCAAAAAAAGAAACTTTCTGCAAAGATTGTTTCTTTTTTGTATGTGAAAGAAGAATTTATATGAATTTATCAATTTGCATGAAAACAGAATGTAAGAATTGTAAAAACGAACAAATTTGTTTCAAGGAGATGTCAAATGAATATTCAAAAAATAAACATAGAAAAGCTAAAAGCAGCAGAATACAATCCAAGAAAAGATTTAACACTAGAAGACGAAGAATACCAAAAAATAAAACGCAGTCTAACTGAGTTTGGATATGTAGCACCAGTAATAGTTAATTCTGATATGACTGTAATAGGTGGACATCAAAGACTTAAAGTACTAAAAGAATTAGGTTATAAAGAAATAGAGTGCAATATTGTTGATTTAGACAAAAACAAAGAAAAAGCTCTTAATTTAGCACTTAATAAAATATCTGGTGAATGGGATAACGATAAATTAGAAGAACTACTTGCAGAATTAAAAGAAACGGATATTGATATGGATATGACAGGTTTTTCTCTTGATGAAGTAGATGATATATTAAAAGATATAATTGGTTCAAAAGAAGATGATTTTAATTTAACTGAAGCATTAAGTGAAATAGAAGAGCCGATTACTAAGAAAAAAGATATTTGGAGATTAGGTAGGCATAGGTTAATGTGTGGGAATAGTACATCAAAAGAAAATGTAAATAAATTAATGAACAAGAGACAAGCTAACCTTATATTAACTGATCCACCATATAATGTAGATTATGAAGGTGGAACAAAGGATAGACTAAAAATAGAAAATGACAATATGAATGAAACGGAGTTCTATAACATGTTAGTAGATTCGTTTAAAAATATGTATGAATTTACAAAGCCAGGAGCATCTTTTTATATATTTCACGCAGATACAGAAGGATTAAATTTTAGAAATGCACTTAAAACAGTTGGTTTCAAATTAGCTCAATGCCTAGTATGGGTTAAAAACAAATTCGTAATAGGCAGACAAGATTATCAATGGAGACATGAACCTATTTTATATGGATGGAAAGAAGGTTCATGTCATTATTTTATAGATGATAGAACGCAGAGTACAGTATTAGAATTTGATAAACCAACAAGAAATGCAGAACATCCAACAATGAAACCAGTCGATTTGCTAGTGTATTTAATAAAAAATTCTAGTAAGGAAAATGACATTGTACTAGATTTATTTGGAGGCAGCGGTTCAACGTTAATTGCTGCAGAACAGATAAATAGAACGTGTTACACAATGGAACTAGATCCTCGCTATTGTGATGTCATAGTAAAGCGTTGGGAAACTTTAACAGGTCAGAAGGCAATATTAGAGAAGTAGGGGGTGGGTGATGTGATTTGATAGAAGAAACGAAAATCCCCAAAATAAAAAAAGATTACAAGAAAGGTAATACATATAAACAGATAGCTGAAAAGCACCAGATATCTTATAACGAATTGACATACCTAATAAAAAAAGAAAAATGGAAAAGAAAAAGTAATAAAAGTGAGACTCACAAAGGTAACAAAAATGCATTAGGAAATAAAGGCGGAGCCGCACCAGAAGGTAACAAAAATGCATTGAAAACAGGAGAATATGAAAACATATTCTCCTCTGTTTTAGATAATGATGAAAAAGAAATACTAGAAGGAAAAGCAATAGGAACAAAAGAAACGCTATTATATGAACTGAAGGTATTAACTATTAGAGAAAGAAGAATGTTGGCAAGAATACAAGAACTAAAAGAAAAAAACAGAGATTTGGTTATTATTAGAATGCAAAAAAGTAATGACACAAGTTCCACAGAGGCACAAAACACTTTATTTTTAATTGGAAAGATTGAAGATGGACTGACAAGAGTTCAAGAGGCTAAAAGAAGAATGTTAGATTTATTATATAAGATTGAATGCGATGCTGGGGCAATAGTCGAAACGCCAAATGAAATTGAATTAAAGAAAAATACAAGTATCCTTGAAAGTATAAATAAACAGTTACTAGGTGGTGAGAGCGATGGAGGATGAAATAGTGTTTCCTTTATCACCCAAATATAAGGATTTTTTAAAATATGAAGCAAGTGCTGAATTTTTGGAAGGAACAACATCAGCGGGGAAAACAACAGTAGCAACACCAAAATTTATGTTCAAGGTAGCCAGAAGTCCTAAAAAATTACATATAATGTCTGGATTGGATTTAGGAACAATTGAAAAAAACATAATAAATAAAGACAATGGTTTATTAGATATATTTGGAGAATTTAGGAATGGTGGTTTAGCTGAATATAATTCAAGTGGTAGAGGAATACACTCACTACCACACATTTTGTATCACACACCTAATGGAGTAAAGGTAATATATGTTGTTGGATATGATAATAAAGCTAGATGGAAAAAGATTCTTGGTGGACAATATGGTTGTATTCTAATAGATGAGTTCAATATTGCAGATATGGACTTTGTAAGAGAAATATTTATGCGTTGCGATTATAGATTATGTACTATGAACCCAGACGATCCAAACAAAGAATGTTACTCTCAATATGTTAATAAATCAAGGCCTTTGGAAAAATATAAAAATGATACACCAATTGAACTTCTAAAAATGTTGGACCAACCTCAAGTAAATGATTGGACGCATTGGTATTTTACTTTTGACGATAATGCAAGTTTAACAGAAGAAAAGAAACGAGATATTATAAGTACTACACCAATCGGAACAAAATTGCATAAGAATAAAATACTAGGTTTAAGAGGAAAAGCAACAGGTTTATGCTTTAATCTTGAAAGTAAAAATATAATAACAGTAGAAGAAGCTAAAAAACTAAAATTTAAAATTTTTTCTGTTGGTTGTGATACATCGTATTCAAAAGAAACTCACGATAAGGTGACAATCGAAGGAATAGGAATAACGATAGATGGTAAATGTGTATTGTTAAAGGAAAGGACATACAACAACAAAGATAGAACTATACCATTTGCACCATCAGATGTAGTCCAATGGATTGTAGAGTTCATGGAAGAATTTAAAAATGAATGGGGCTTTGCGAGAACATGTTTTATTGATAGTGCTGACCAAGGAACAATTATGGAGGCCCAAAAAGCAAAAAGGCAAAATAATTTAATATATAATTTTGAAAATGCATGGAAAAAGACAAAAGTAATCACTAGAGTCCAACTACAAGAGTCATGGTTGGGAACTGGTGATTTTTTAGTTGTTGAAACATGCAAAGATTATATAAATGAATGCGATGTGTATTCATTTGGTGAAGATAATCAACCTGAAGATGCAAACGATCACAGTATACAAGGCGGACAATATGCTTGGCTACCTTATAAAAAGAAAATAGGCAACTGGGAAGTAATAAAGAAGATTATTAAAGATGACATGGAGGAATAACATGTGTGAATATTGTAAGAAAAATAAAAAAATAAAAAGTTGTAATTTTGGTGGAAGTGCAACTATGCTAGTATCACAAAATATCTTAGATATATATGGAGATAAAAATAAGTTTAGCATATTCAAAAGAATATATAGACCTAGATTTGAGATTAGTTATTGTCCAATGTGTGGAAGAAAATTAGCGGAGGAATAGTTATGAGTAAAGTTAACGATAAATTAAAAGATATAGTACGAAATTGGCTCAATATACAACCATCGCCACGGAAATTCGATAACAATACAAGAAACAAACACATTTGAAGGTAGTTGTTTTAGAAATTTGCTATGGTACAGAGGCGATGCGTCAGAACTACATCAATATTATACTCAAATAGATGACATGATGGGAAATGCCAAGTTCTGGGCAGCAGAAAGCAGCAACGGAGTAAATTTCCGCAAAATACATACAGGGCTCCCAGCAATTATTATTGATATGTTAGCAGATATTATAATTGATAGTTTCAACAAAATAACAGTAGTAAAAAATGAAGATGCACAAAAAGATTGGGAAGAAATTGCAAAAGAAAACGATTTCAAAGAAATTGTAAAGCAATCAATAATAGATGTATTTGTAGAACACGATGGGGCTTTCAAAATAAATTATGATACAGATATAAGCAAATATCCAATCATAGAATTTTATCCAGGAAGTAAAGTAGAATATGAACGAACAGCTGGAAGAATAACAGCAATAATATTTAAAAATTATTATGAAAAAACAAATGCTACATATTTATTGAAAGAAAAATATTCAAAAAAAGGTATAACATATAAACTATATAAAAACAATCAAGAATGTAATATATCAGAAATAGAAGAAACAAAAGATTTAAAAGAAATAACAGATAATAATTTCATGATGGC